AAACATGGATTCTAGTTCGGCTTTCTTTTTATCTAAAGCCTGTTGTGCCAGTTTTTCTTTAGTTAATTTCTTTTGTTTGTTTAAGGCTTCAGCCGCCATCTTGTCTAATCGTGCTTGTAATTTGGCTAATTTTTCGGCAATGGCTTTTTGTTCGGCGGATTGTTCTAAAGTATCCCCTGTACTTTCAGCAATCTTTTTACCTTCTTTTGCTAAACCTTCAAACCCTTGTAACCACCCACCAATAACAGGTATATTTTCTGCACTAAACAAAAATTTAAGTACACGATTGCCCTCAATTTTTTTGGCTAAACCATCAAAAGCATTAGTAATTTTTTGCGCTTTATCTGCCAAAGCAATTAAAATATAACCGCCATTTAATCCTAATGATTCAAGTTTTGCGCCAAAATAATCAGAAGCATTACCACCACCAATAAGAATTTCAGTTGCAGTAATAAAGCCTTCGCCTAAACTTGTCTGTGCCGCGCCTGCGCTAATTTTTAAATTATCTAATTGGCCACCAAATGTTTCAGTGGCTCTCTTAGCCGCGCCACCAAATTTTAAAGTTAAATAATCTGTAATCTCTGCTAAGCCAATTTCTTTGGCAGTTACCGCATCAAAGCCTAAACCTAATGCGCCTAACGCCTTAAAGTTGCCCCGGCTTGCTTTACCTAACGCATCTGATACCTGGGTTAAATCAACGCCTGCACCTACGCTGGTATCTACTGCAACATTAAATAAATCTTGTGCCTTTGTTAAATCGGCAGTTTGTATAATTAAGCCGTTGATTGCCGGGGTTAATCTATCTTTAGTAATATTTGATGCTTTTTCTATACCACTAATAAAAGAATTTACGCTAGGCAGTTGATCTAATTGATTGATTGATCTTAAAGATTGTTCAACTGATTTATCTAATCTTTCCTGGGCTAAAGCCGCTTGTATAGAATTTTTTGCAAAAATCGCCATGCCAGCCGCGGCCGCAATTGCGCCGGCTTTGGCAAAAGATTTTAATCTGAATGTGCTAGTAGCAACTACTTTGTCAAATCCTTTTAACTCTTTGGTAGCACGCTCTAATCCTTTTTTATCAAACTTAGTTAAAAAGTTAATCGCAACATATTGACTTAGTGCCATGATTAACCCCTAAATTCTTTGCCTAGATATTTTTTTAATACTCCGTATAGATTATCATTTACTTGGTCACCTAATTGTTGTGATGCCCTATAAATCAATCTTTTTTCTTTGTATTCTTGCGCTCTAGGTGATCTTTGTAATTTGCCAATAAATTCTTCACTAGCATTTGGGTTACGACTAATACGCCTAGTTCTACCGCGTGATCTTGATGATCCAAAACCTGCCAACTCCTAAATTATACCTGGTACAGATTTATTTATCACCGCTATTGCAGTTACACCAAATGTAACGCCTTTAATTCTTTGTACTTTGGTTTTAGCCGTACTTACTCTAATGCCGCGTATAACTTCTGTTTGCGACCACTTCCAACGGCTTCTTTTATCTTTACCAATAGTTCTACCCCGGTGTACTTGATCATTAGCCCAACCCCATTGTGGTGGGTAATTTGGTTCTACTTCACGCCATCCTGGAAATGGTTGATGTGGTACAAAATCTTGGGCTAATTTTGCAACCGGCTTAACAGCCTTACTTAATCCCCTTCTAAATTCTTTTTGTAAATCAGGATCAACCTTTTTCATCTTAGCCATTAGTTCATTTAGATTTTCAACATGGATTGATGGCACTGCCGCCAATGATCTAATGCGGCCAGGCAATCCTGAATATCTAGGATTAAGCATTACTTCCGCCTAACTGTTGCCTTCTTATTGTTGTAATGTTTTTCTTGCAAGATGGCTTTAATGGCTGAATAAATCGCCGGATCAACCTCTAATAAATCTTTAGGACTTATTCCGGTTGCAACCGCCACAGATGCGATTTCAAAAATTTGGCCGTGGCGGTCTATCCATTTTTTGAGTCATAAACCAAATCAACATCTAAATATTGATTGATGTAGTCATCACCAAAAAGAAGTTCTGTTTTGCCGGCATCTTTTTCTAAACGCCAGGCAAACCACCATAAATCCGATTCCATTTGTAATTCGCCTAACCGCTTACGCCAGCCTGTTTTAAATTCGGCTTCAAAAGCCACCTTTGCGGATGGCGTAAGATCGTAGGTTAATTTCTTACCATCTTTTTTAACAATTTCAATTTTGTGCATTGTCCCACCCTTTTCTTATTACGCGCTTGTTGATTTCGTTAATGCAGTTACTGGAAGGGACACGCTGACTTGGGCTACTGCATCAATTGCACCATTAACCGGTGTCCATGATGAAATAAGGCAAGACATTGTGTAACTTGGATTTGTAGCAGTTACTGTACCTGATACTGGTATCAATTTGATATTCAGTTTAGTACCTAGCGCATCTTCAAATAGTGCGTTCACTGATGCTGATGCAAAATCATTGTACAGTTCAAGATTTAGCGTTGGGCGTTCAATCCCACCGATCATGTTCTGTATATTGTCATTCATTGCAGTGATCTCTACTTGATCAATTTCGCGTGCTAGGCTTACAGTGCTGACATGATCAGTAATGGTAGTTGTACCAACAATCACGGCAACTTTGTTACCCATAAATATGGCCATATTTTTCCTTTCGTTACTAACCTATCAATTCAACCGAATATTGATAACTTAGGTAGTCAATATTAGCGGAAGTAATTGTGCCAGGGCTTGCAGACACAACCCTGAGCGTTTGAACAGCACCGCCTAAAGTTTTATCAACTTCAACAGCGGCTTTAATTGAAGTAGAACCGGATGAAGCAAGTAGCCCATCCAATCTTGATTGTCCATCTTTTTCACTCATTCTTCCAACTACAACAATGATCTGACAACTTGCAGAATCAAATCCTCTGTTCAATGTGTAATCATAATTCATTGATAATTGGCCAACTATTGCAAAAGCGTTATTGGTTGGGATGTTTGTGGAATCGGGTACATAGTCAAACACACGCATACCGGTTATTGTGCTTAAGGCAGTTTTAAGGTTAGTTCTAACTGTACTGGGATTCATGCAACCACTTCTTTTTTGTATGCCCTGACCATTGCAGTTACATCCCTGCCTATTGGCGACATTCTAACCACGCCTAAATCACCTAATCCTAATATGCCACCCGGTGCATCTTTACGCTTGTATAGATCGGCGGTAAGAATTAAACACGCCATATTTATATCATCCGGCACTGACGGCCAGCCCCATCTTGCAGTTACTTGCACACCTGGGCGTAATCCATTTTGTGTTAGCCCTGGAAATATCGGCCAGGTTTCGGTATTAGATACCATAGTTAATTGAGTAAAAGGCCGGCCTAAAGATGATGCGGTTAATGGGTCTAAAATGTAATCTTGGTTTAAAGTTAAAGTTTTTGTGTAAGTACCATTGCCATTTATATCTAAGGCAACAGCCAAACTTGATGTAGTACCAATATCATCTACATAAACAAAAATATCTGAGTACGCACGGTAAAGGCGTGCGGATGCAGTGGCATCTAAATAAAATCTACGGTTAGCCATCCGGTCAATTGACCTTGATGCCGATTCAATCAAATCTTCTAGCAGATCATTATCAGTATTATCTGATATAGACATGTAGTTTTTAATTTGAGTTAGTGTTGCATATCCATTTACTATAGCCATGATCGGTATCCAAATCCTGTAGTGTCTTGGGACATTAGACATTCTCCATTCTTAAAATACCGATCATAGTTAGAATCCAGGCCACTGGAAGGGTAGCGGCCTGGAAACTTATGGGTTTAGAAACTTGGTGTTGCTAAACCTGTACCGTTAATTTGTGCGATTGCTTTTGGATAACGCTCTGCGGTAAATGCTGACATACCGAATAGAACGATATTAATTGCAACCTTGCCTGATGGCTCTTCAAATGTAACATAGGTAGGTGCGGCTGCTTCTTCCCATAGATGACACTCATTAAGATCAACCACAAAGATTG